ACCGCTTCCCGTCAATGGACATCACGATCACCGTTCCCGATGAGTTCATCCCTGGCGCTGTCGCCGCCATGTACGCCCGCAACCGCACCCGCGACGTGCCATACGCCGACCTCGATGAGTTCATCACCGACTACGCCACCAGCATGTGCAGCGGTGCCTGCGTGGAGTTCAAGGTAGGCCCCAACTGGGAAGGGCCAGTTGAGCCGCAGTTCAATCAGGATGGAACGCCTTACCGTCTATGACGGCAAAGCATGATTAGCGCTCAAAAAGCTAAGCCTGCATTCCTGGATGGCAGGTGAGATACCACCCACCGGTGCCACCTGGCATCCAGCGCGGGTTCCAGTTCTTGCGGCTGTAGACCACTCCGCCGCCCTTGGTGTTGCGGGTGTAGCCGCCATTCACCAAGTCCGCTTCGCCATTGGGGTCATTGAAGATCCAGGCGCCTGAGGTGTGACCGATCGCCACCGACCAATGCCCGCCTCCAGAAGGGGCCGCAACAGGCCCGTGGTGCAGCCAGCCCACTGCCACCGGCCGACCGGCATTGATCTCGCTTTCCAAGGCCAGCGGCGTGCCATCCGTATGGAAATCAGCCTTCAGCCCCAGCGACCGCAGGGCCGATAGCTGCGCATGCGGCGATGTGCTGTCGCCGTAGCGGGCGCGGATGACGTTATAGGCGTCGTCGTCCGCGACCTTGCCCCAATACATCGCCAGCATGGCGCAGGAGCTGGAGAAGCATTCGCGGTATCCAGTGCCGCTCTTGTTGTCCAGCTGGCTCTGGAATCGCACCGTCAGCGGGTTCCGAATCACAGCAGCCTGTTGCGGCGCCTTGTAGTCGCTCACCCAGTCGGCTGATTCGCTCAACAGGCAAGCATCGGCCTGGCGGATGTGCTTGGCCAGCTTCAGCACAGCCTGCTTCTGATGATCGAGGCCCTTGTAGTTCTGCCAGAACTGCAGCCAGCGCTCGTCAGTGAACTGCACGTCCTCGATCATGGGGGAGTCTCTTCTGCACCCATGCAACCATGGCTGACCTTGCCAAGGAACTGGAGGAGCTGCACGCCGCTGTTGTGCAGGTCGTCAAGGATCGCGTTGAACGCGGCGGCTACGACGCCGATGGCAACCAGCTGCCCACCAGCAACGACGATCTGCGAGTAGCGCTGCAGCTGCTCAAACAGAACCAGATCAGTGCTGCAGCCATGCCTGACACGCCGATGGCGGATCTGGCGCGGATGCAAGGCAAGCTGAACTTCCAGACGCTCGAGCAGAAGGCGAAGGTGGTGCCGATCCGGCTGGAGGACCAGCTCAGCGCTTGACGCCCCCGTAGGCCATGCCACGCGGCTGCGGGCGCCAGCCCAGGGCCAAGGCGTCGATGTTGGCGCCTGTCTCATCAAACCAGGCCATCAGGTTGGCTTCATCCAGCTCGTCCTGACGGGTTTGCATGGCCTTCTGCTGGTCCTGGGCCGCGGCCTCCACGAACCAGCCGCAGCCAAGGCTCAAGGCATCAATGCGGTCATCAAACTGCAGCGCACCACGTTCGATCGTGATGCGGCTGAGCTGGTACATCAGCGATCGCGGGTGGCCGCTGTCGGGATCGCGTTCAGCACCTGTCCAGTCCTGTTGCACCACCTCCTGATTCACCACCAGGCGGTGCTGCTGCACCAGCGGCGCCAGCACATCCACGATCCGGCGCTCCTTCTGCCCTGACACCCGCTTCTCCTCAATCGCGCACGGGTGAAGCTTCTGCACCACCGGCTGCAGCAGAGCGGTGAACATGCCATCACCCATGTTGGATTCGGCGACGATGCCATTCACCTTCCAGCGTCGTGCCTTCTCCGCCAACAGCTGCAACACCTCCGGTTCATAGCCCCGGGTGGTGCCGCCGGATTCGAGCAGGAACAGGTTGCCGTTGAGCTCCGCCACCACGGCCCAGGCCAGTTCATCAGTGCCGCGACCGGCTGGGTCCACCGCCAGGATGCAGCGCCAGGTTTCGCCCTGCGGCATCCAGCCCTGGATCAATGCCGGGCTGAAGTAGGTGCGATCGCTGCCGAGGCCAACGCACGGCAAGCTCAACAGCCGGTGTTCATTGGCAGAGGACCACGCCACCACCTCAGGTAATGCCTTGCCATCGAGGGGCATCACGATCAGGTCCCCCAATCGGATGGGGTAGCGATCGAGTGTGGACAGGCGGCAGTTGAGCATGAACTGCAGCTGCACCGTGGCGCGCGTCATCCGCATTTCACGGCCCCGCAGCTCCTCCTCCCCAAAGCGTTCTGGGTCGGTGGGCGTGCCAGCCAGCGCTGGCGTTTCCTCTACCTCAGCGGCGATCTGCGGGTCGAGGCTGCCTTCGTAGCAGTCCCACTGGTCCGGGTCGGCAGGGTTGGGGTAGCGGGCCGGCCAGTAGCGGATGGCGTAGTTCCGCTCGCGCACCAGCCGCAGGTACAGCGACGTCTCGAGGTGCGGCGTGCCGAGGAACATGATCATGCGCGGCAGGGCCTGGCCCTCATCCGGCTTCAGGATCGCCTCCAGTTCGGTGACGGCCTGGGCAAGACGTTCCTGCTTGAGCGGTGTGATCGAGTTGTTCAGGGTCTCGATGTCATCCGGGATGGCGCAGGTGCAGCGCTTTCCGGTCAGGGCCGGCGACAGGATGCCAACGGCTCTGACCGATGGGCTTTGATCAACGATCGCGGGCCCCACATCAAAGGCCTTGGTGGAGCTGCGGCCATCAGCACGTGGTTCCAGGCAGCGCAGGATGTCGATGTCGCGGATGCAGCGCTGCATGAAGGTGGTGATCTCCACCGCCTTCTCCAAGGTGCTGCCAGGGATCAACACCTTCTCGTTGAAGGGATCGATCCGCAGGCGATGCAACGCGCGGAAGGCCGCCATGGTGGATTTGGCGACACCGCGGAATCCCACCGTGATCTGACGGTTGGGGCCGTTTTCCATCCAGTCGCAGATGCCCAGCTGCTGCTTGGTGGGTTCCTGCGCCAGGTTCAGCTCCCGCAGCAGGTAGCAGACGAAATACGGGAACCGGCCAGGCCCAATTTCAGGCGGGATGGGCGACCAGCTCACAACGAAAGCCCCCCGGCTTTCAGGGCCGAAGGGCTTTCGCCACCACCACAACGGAAGACCGTTGCGGAACTACCAGGGAACCACCCCACGGCAGCAATCACACCCTACTCCTCGTAGGCCTCATTGGCGTCTGGCGTCAGCGGGTCATCGGCCTGGTACTGGCCCTTCTTGGTGCGTGCCCGCCGCGGCGCTGTGGCCGGCTCCTTTGGGGCAGGGTCCACAACTCCAGCAAGCGCCGCTTCAGCTGCTGCCACCACGTCTTCCGGGACATCCGAGCCATAGGCATACAACCCGAGACGACAGCGATCGGCACTGGAGACGTACACGTGTGCAGAGCAACTAGGCCACGGTATCGCGTCAGATTGCTTCTTCCAACGCTGCCTCAAATTGTGCAGCCAGATGACCGCGATTCTGGTCAGTGCCGATGCTGGCGACGAAAGGGTTGATGACGAAGTAGACGCTGTTGCTTTTTGGGTCGCGGATTTTGACGATCACCTTTTGCTTGCGCAGTCGGCTGGTGGCACGAATGCAGGAGGCAGAAGCGATGTTGAGCTGATTAGCCAGGGCCGCGGCGGTCACTCGAGCACGCCCAACACGGTCCATGTGACTGATCAGAGCCAACAGGACACAGAGGTCGATTGGCTGCAGGTCACGACAGGCCAGGGCCTCGAAAACGCTTTCCAGGTCTCGGGAGTGATGCACCTTGGCGAAACGCTCTACCTCATTCAAGGGGAAGGGCATGGGGAGTCACGGGGGCGAGCCGAACAAGGTCATGGGATAGCCGTGGGACAGCCATGGGATGTCTCTGCGATTCCCAGGCTGGACCAACAACGACTAATCAGTCGTAGCAACGGTTGTGCCATTTCCGAGGGTCATACTGCCATGACCATAGGAGACATCTCAACTCAGTCCCCCACAGGCCGTTTGAGATGCCGTTCTCTTTCTCTATGTGGACGGAAATAAGCCCATTCACACGGAAAGCCGGCAAATACCCCCTCGCGCGCGCGTAACCCCACCCCCCTTCCCCCTCCAGGGCCACTCCCAACGCAACACCCCTGCAGAAGCCGCTACAAGGCCCTTCCGGTGCAAGGGGGCTACATCGCCCCGCATTGATCCGCTCAGACCTGTTCCTGGGCCTCGTGGAGGCCTCTCAGCTGCATGGGTGCAGACCGTCGGTCCTCGTCTTTCACCTATGGCCATTTCGGCTCCTCCGCCCCTGACGGGGGCAATCGGGGGTAATTCCTGTTTTTGGGGCGCGTGATGGGGTGGGCTCCTCTGCGCTGCGCGCCG